CCTGGGATGGAAAGCTCGAGTATGATTATCAACTTTGGATTGATAGTGATATTGTCTTTGACACAAACAAATTCTGGCAACTTTGCGATATGGCAATTGATGAGAATGGTGAAGAAAAAGAAATCGTCAGTGGTTGGTATGCCACAGAGGATGGACATACAACATCTGTGGCACATTGGTTGGAAGAAGACGATTTCCGCAAAAATGGTGGAGTGATGAATCACGAAACTGTGGAAAGTATCTCAAAACGACGTAAGCCATTCACAGTTGATTACACTGGTTTTGGTTGGGTACTGATTAAAAAAGGTGTCTTTGAAAATCTTGAATATCCTTGGTTTGCCCCCAAGATGCAAATCTTTGAATCTGGTGCAGTGCAAGACATGTGTGGAGAGGATGTCTCATTTTGTCTCGATGCAATTGAAAAGGGTTATGAGATTTGGTGCGATCCGCGCATTCGTGTCGGACACGAAAAGACTCGTATTATCTGATAAATATATAAACTTTATATTCAACTGAAGAAGGTTTAAATGGCAGCAAATAAAAAGTCACTGAGTGGTTCAGATTGCATTGAATCCCATTCCAAAAATACCCGACAGGGTTATGGAAGAAATACAAAATATTCTGCAACCAGCAGAAATAAACCTCGTAAACCACGCAGAGGACAAGGTAAGTAAAAATGGGAGTTAAATGGATTCACAAAGGCGGATATAGCCGCCCAGATAAACGTACACTACCTAAAAAATAATCTCTCAAGACATTTGAAGACTCTTCAAGTGTCTTTTTATTTTTTATAACTAGTTAAGACTCTTATTTACTTTATGAGCAGCGCAACCGCTTCTCGCTTGAAGGGGACTTGAAGAGAATAAAAAAAAAAGAAATCTGTAAATGTCTTACTTAAATCACAATCTTCCAACTTTTACTTGCTATATCCGTAATGAGTTTCTTTATAATCATAAAAAGGGGCATGGAGAGGTAACTTTATGCGACGTACACTCCGTAGCATCCTTAGAGAAGCATGTACCCCTCTTTGAGGCGTTTCTAGAGAACGGAGTCAACTGGACAAGAAGACCAATTAATGCATTTTGTTGGAAACCAAATGCACAAGTTCCAAAATTAGAGGAATGTATGTGGTGGGATTGTTTTTCTCCTTATGTTGATGTCCAAGTACGTTCAAGATTGGCTAACTTACGTGCCTAACTTATTGACTATAAGGGGAAAAAGAATGAAGGAACTTATTTGTTTACTCTTGATTGGTCCTGGGAATCAAAATCTACTTTAAATACAAACTTTAGTGAGACACCAGAACATAAATGTGCCCATTTCTTTAAAATGGATAATGGAAACTTCTATGCATATCCAAATAACAAGATTTTATGGTACGATGATGCTTGGATACGCAATAGAATCACCAAAAATCCTGGGTATGAAATCGATTTAACCGAATATTCTGTTGAAAATCTTCGAAAAATTGAAACATCTGACGATTTTATGTATGAAATCAGTGAAATTCGGGATAGAAACCCCGTAAAAAGTTCTGATTTACCAAATCAGGAGCAAACCAATGATCAAAAAAGTAGATAAGGACTCGGATTATATGAAAGATCAATGGGGAACATCATATCTCTCCAGTGAATATGGTTGGGAAGAGAAAATTAAAAAGCAAAAGATGCTTCGTGAGATCTCAAATGATGATCTTACACCCAAAAAACATGATTTTGTAATACAGAAAGAACTTCACGAAAAAATTCGAAATGATGATGATTATGATGATTGGGAGTATGGAACCGAACCCATTCCATTAACCGAATTTTAGTGAATAAATAATATAGATTCATAATATTCAATGCCTTTAGAGCGAGTCAGTCAAGGTTTCAAAGACATCAGTATGTCTTTTCAAAGTAATCCTTTGAGTAGTGACTTGATTGCCCTAAAAAATGAAACTGCAATTGCCCGTTCAATTCGTAATATTGTATTTACTATTCCTGGCGAAAAAATCTTTGATGAAAATTTTGGTTCTAAAGTATCAAAAGTTTTATTTGAAAATGTTGATGATATATCGGCATCTATTATTCAAGATGAGATTGAAAATTCAATTTTAAATTATGAACCAAGAGTTGAATTGATTGAAGTTAAAACAGATCCAGATTATGATAATAATGAATATAATGTAACTATCATTTATAGAGTTGTTGGTGTTGATGTACCCATACAACAATTAGAGTTCGTTTTGCAACCTACTAGGTAAAAATGGCATTAGTAAATTTTTCAAATCTGGATTTTAACCAGATAAAAACCACTCTTAAAGATTATCTGAGATCCAATTCAAACTTTACGGATTATGATTTTGAGGGTTCAAATCTATCCTCAATTTTAGATGTATTGGCATATAATACATATATTACTTCATACAATGCCAATATGGTAACTAATGAAGTTTTTATTGATAGTGCAACGTTGAGAGAAAATGTAGTAGCACTTGCAAGAAATATTGGATATGTACCAAGATCAAAAAAATCTTCAGAGGCTAATATTTCTTTTTTTGTAGATACTTCAAGCGAAACTTTAAAACCATCATCTTTAGTTCTTAGAAAGGGTCCAGTTGCTTCTTCTTCGGGATCTTTTGGAAACTCTTCATTTATCTTTTCAATATTAAATGATGTTACTGTTCCAGTATTCGATAATATTGCATCATTTAATAATATTTCAGTATATGAAGGAAATTTATTATCGACAAGTTTTACCGTAAGTTCTTTTAATCAACAACAAAGATTTATTATTCCAAACTCAGGTATTGACACGCAACTCATAAATGTTTTTGTGATAGAAAATGGGACAAGAGTGAAATATCAATTAAAAAATGATTTATTTGATCTCAATTCAGAATCTAGAATTTATTTTATTCAAGAAATTGAAGACGAAAGATACGAATTACTTTTTCCTGATGGTATTTTTGGTAGAAAACTTCAAGATGGTGATGAAATAGAAATTGAATATATTGTAAGTAATGGCGATTTGGCAAACGGAATAAATCAATTCATATTCAGTGGGAGACTAACATATGTCAAAAATGATACAATTATTAATATAACTTCTGGAATATCTCTATTAACAGCAAATACAAATTCAAGTGGAGGTGATGTAATTGAATCAGTAGAATCAATTAAAAAATACGCACCAAAAGTCTATTCTTCTTACAATAGAGCATTAACTGTTAGTGACTATGAATCTTTAATCCCTTCTCGTATATATCCAGAAACTGAATCATTGACTGTTTTTGGTGGAGAAGACTTATCTCCACCACAATATGGAAAAGTTTTTATAAGTATCAAACCAAGAAATGGAGATTTTATCCCAAATTTGATTAAAGAAAATATTAAAAATAAACTTAAAAAATATGCTGTTGCTGGAATTGTTCCAGAAATACTAGATTTAAAATATCTTGAAGTTGAAGTAGATTCAAAAATATATTATAATACAAACCTGGCACCAGATTCTGCATATGTCAAAAGTATTGTAAATTCTAACGTGCAAAAGTATGTAGATTCTAGTGAATTAAATAGATATGGAGCAAAGTTTAAATATAGTAAATTTTTAAAAGTTATAGATCAAAGTGATACATCAATAACTTCAAATATAACAACTGTTCAAATGAGAAGAGATTTGAGAGTTTCTATAAATTCTTTTGTTGAATATCAAATAGGTTTTGGAAATGAATTTCATATAAAAGAATCAAAATTTAATATTAAAACATCATCTTTTAGAATAAGAATTGGAAATCAGATTAAAAATGTATATTTTACAGATTCTGTTGACATTAATGATTCTACAAAAGGAAGTATTTTTATTTTTAGTTTACCCTCACCAACATCTAAAGATTTTGTTGTAGAAAAACAAAATGCTGGATCTATTGATTATAAAAATGGAATTATAACGTTAAATACTATTAATATAATTTCTGCAAAATTTAAGGATGGACGAGATATTATAGAAATATCCTCAATTCCAAAATCTAATGATGTAATTGGAAAACAAGATTTGTATTTGAGACTAGACATGAGTAAAAGTAATTTTGAAATGATTCAAGATTCAATCTCATCTGGACTGGATTTTTCAGCTTCAAATTATACAGTATCTTCAAGTTACAGTAATGGCAATTTAGTAAGACTATAATAAAATGACAGAAAAAAGAGTTCAATTAAGCAACGTTGTTAAAAATCAACTTCCAGAATATGTAAGAGAAGAATTTCCTCTTATTTCTGAATTTTTATCTCAATATTATATTAGTCAAGAATATCAAGGTGCTTCTGCGGATTTAATACAAAACATTGATCGCTATATAAAACTAAATGATAATACTAATTTTAAGCAGAGTGTTAAATTAAACGGCAATATTTCTTTCAGTGACACCACAATCAATATAGATGCGGATTCTGGAACAACAGACGATTTTCCAGATTCATATGGACTTCTTAAAATTAACAGTGAAATAATTACATATAAAAGTAAAAATAAATATTCATTTTTAGAATGTATAAGAGGATTTTCTGGAATAACCTCATATAAAAAAATTGGAGATCCAGAATCATTAGTTTTTGAATCCTCAATATCACAAGAACATAATACTGGAGATGACATACAAAATTTAAGTATTTTATTTTTAAAAGAATTTTTAAGCAAAATAAAAAAACAATTTCTGCCAGGATTTGATGAAAGAAATTTGGCAACTAAAAAAGTACAAAGATTTCCTGGTGGACCAAGTGATGATTTTCCTTTAAATCAAAATATTTTTATTAAACAATCAAAAGATTTTTATTCATCTAAGGGAACTGATCAATCATTTAAAATTCTATTCTTAGCCCTTTATGGGGAAAATGTTGAAGTAATAAAACCAAGAGAGTTCTTATTTAGACCATCAGATGCTGGTTATAGAATAACAAACAATTTAGTTATTGAAAGTGTATTTGGAAATCCATTTGAATTGGAAAATCTAACTCTTCGTCAAGACACATATTCAAATATAACTAAAGCATTTGCACCAGTAACAAAGGTAGAACAAGTAAATACTGGAATTGTGGACATAAATTATTATGAAATAAGTTTAGATTCTGGATATGATAGAGATATTGTGGTTGAGGGTGCAATTTACGGAAAATTTTCAGTTCATCCAAAAACAAAAACAATAGGTCAAGTTTCAATAGGACAAACATATATTGATGTTGATTCCACTTTAGGATTTCCTTTGAGTGGAGAATTATCTGTAATATACCCAAATGGTGAATCGGGTGTTATCGGTTATGACTCAAAAACTTTCACCCAATTTTTAAATTGTTCTGGAATAACAGCAACTATACCAGATAATAGTTTAATTGATATTAATACTTTTGCATATGCTTATGTTGGTATAGGTACTTCAAATTTAATAAAAGTTAAAATACGTTCGGTATTGAATTCTTTAAATATAAACTATGATTCATACTACCATAGCGTTGGGGAAAAAATTAAAATAAAAACTTTGGGTGTAAATTTAAAAGATATTTTATCAAATAATTGGTATTTTAATACATCTCCAACATTTGAAGTTAAAGATATAAGTGCTCAACTTCCAAGAACTTATCGTATTACTTTATTTGATTCTCATACATTTAGAATAGGTGATTTAATAACAATTAAAAGTTCTGACGGATCAATCTTTAATTTCAGTATAGAAAATATTTTAAGCGACAAAGTTTTTGATTGTGATGGTGATAATATTATAAATTTAAATTCTAAATTTATTTTAAAAAGAAATAGAATAAAGGCAGTTTCAACAAAACACAATATTAATGAAATTTCTGCAAATGTTCAAAATGTTTACAAACTCCAAAATAAAATACTAGTTTCTTCTCCATCTATTCCATATTATTCAAAACCAATTAACACTAGGATATTAACATATACACTAAATGGAACATTTCTTGAGGGTGAAATTTTTAAAATAACACCAAATTCAGATCATGGTTTCTACACTGGCGATGCTGTTTATTATACTCCAGAAAAAGATGGTGATACAGTTTTAAGTTCTCTATTTGAAGAGGGGATTTATTATGTTAAAAGAATAAATCAAAATGATATTAAATTGTCTAGAAGTAGATCAAATATTTTCAATGAAATTTATGTTAGATTATCTTCGGATAAAAATGTAGTTAACAATAAACTTGAATTATTGTATTTTAAAGGAAAATCTTTAGCAAATCAAAAACTTTTGAGAGAAATTTCTCCTCCTATAAACGATGGTAATTTATATCCCACAAATCCAGGACAAACTGGAATATTGATAAATGGAGTAGAAATTTTAAATTACAAATCAATAGATTCAATTTATTATGGAAATATTGAAAATATAAATGTTGTTGCTGGTGGAGAAGAATATGATATTATAAATCTTCCACAATTAATAATTAGAGATTCTATTGGAATTGGTGCCACTGGATATGTGGCAGTGAAAGGAAATTTAAAAGAAATAAAAATTATAAACCAAGGATTCGATTATTTAGAAACTCCCACAATAAAAATATCTGGAGGCAACGGAAGAGATGCTACAGCAGAGGCAATATTAACAGATACCTTACATGAAGTAACTTTTAGTGCTGAAGAAAAATCTGCAGTGGTTAATATATCAAACAATACTATAGGATTTACAACATATCATAAATTTAGAAATAATGAATTATTAATATATAAAACTTTTTCTCAAAAAGCAATATCTGGATTATCAACAGATTCTAGTTATTATGTTTCTGTTCAAAATCCAACTACAATAAAGTTACACAAAACTTTTAATGATTCTGTTTTGGGTATTAATACCATATCATTAATTTCATATGGTAAGGGAAATCATACATTTGAGGCATATAATAAAAAGAAAATAGTAAGTTCAATATCAGTATTAAATTCTGGAAGTGGATATGAAAATAAAAAGAGAACTTGTTCACCTGTAGGAATTATTACATCTCTTGATGTAATACGAATTGTTGATCATGATTATAAATCCGGAGAGTTATTGACATATTCCGTTGATGGATCAGCTGCTTCAGGAATATCAACCACAAGTCAATATTACGTTACAACAATTGATAAAGATAGTTTTAAGTTGTCCAATGTGGGATTAACAACAAACAATCAAACTTTCTTCTATGATACAAAACAATATGTAAATATTACAAGCATCGGTATTGGTACTCATATATTCAATTATCCAGAAATATCGGTAAATGTAATTGGAAATATAGGAATTTCTTCGGTTTCAACCGAGGAATTTAAATGTAAGATACAACCAATTTTTCAGGGTCAAATAACTTCAGTTCATTTAACAAATAGAGGAATTCAATATGGATCTTCTGATATTATCAATTATAAAAGAGAACCCGAAATTGAAGTAACAAGTGGTTCTGGTGCTATTTTGTATCCAATTGTTGTTGAAGGAAAAATTGTAGAAGTTTTAATTAATGATGGTGGCAATTCATATACATCACCACCAAAACTTATAGTAGATGGAAATGGTTCTGGTTCATTATTGACTGCGATTTTAACAAATGATAAAGTAACATCAGTAAAAATTGTAAGTTCTGGAGTTGGATATAATCAAAATTTAACAAATATAAAGGTTGTTTCTCCTGGATCTGGAGTAAAATTCATATCCAATATAAAATCTTGGAATATCAACTTATTTAAGAAATATTTTGATATTCTTAATGATGATGATGGTATAGTTTATACTTCAATTAATAGAAATTATGGATTAGAATATTGTCATCTATATGCCCCTAGAGAACTTAGAAAAACATCATATTCTACAGATTCTTCAGGAATTTCGAAATATTTGGAAACCGATCTTCAACAATTAGATGGAGTGGGAAGAGAAATTGATTCACTCAACCATTCACCAATAATTGGGTGGGCGTATGATGGAAATCCAATATATGGACCTTATGCATACATATCAAAAAAAGGTGGTTCTGTTGTCAGAATGAAATCTGGATATATTTTATCTTTGGATTCTAATAGGCCACCACTTCCTCCAGAATTTTTTGTTGAGGACTTTAAATATTTTCCATCAGATGATGAAACTGTTTTGGATGAAAATAATGGCAGATTTTGCAAAACTCCAGACTTTCCAAATGGTACTTATGCTTACTTTGCAACTTTTGAAACTGCTTTAGAAAGTGGTGGAATTTTTAATGGATTTAGAAAACCAAAATTCCCATTTTTAATAGGAAAAAATTATGTATCAAAACCAAATCTGTTTAATTTCAATCCAAATTCAAATCAAGATGAATATGATTTGAATGATAATACTTGGTTAAGAAATTCACACTCATATAATTTGAATGAAAAAAATAGTTATTATGAATATTTAATTTTTCCAAATAAACTAAAAGAACATATATCAGAAGTAAAAACCATAGATGTTGGATCAATTGAAAGTGTTGGTGTTGTAACAGGCGGAATAGATTATAAGGTAGGTGATGAGTTAATATTAGATGTAACAAACATTGGAAGTGGTGGGTTCAAATCTAAAGTATCAAAAATTTCAGGAAAGGGGGTAAATTCAGTAAGTGTATCAAGTACCAGTATCACAAACATAGAATTTTATCCTGTTGGTGGAAGTGGAAATTTTATTGGGTTCTCTTCTTTGCCTCATGGATTAAACAATTTTGATTTAATTGAAATATCTGGATTAAGTACATCTTCTTCATTTATGGAGGGATTTTATAAAATAGGAATATCCACAAACAATCTTTTATTATCAGGAATTGGAACAACAACTTTAGGAATATCATCTACTGGAGTGACTGGAATAGTTACTTATATTTCAATTAAAGGAAGTTTACTTTATCCAAATATTAGAGAAAATGATATCTTACAAATTGGACAAGAAAAGGTAAAGGTTCTAAATATTGACACACTTTCATCTAGAATTAGAATATTAAGAGAAATTGACGGAACAGTAGGTTTTTCTCATACTGCAGGCACTCCAATATATGAGATTTCAAGAAAATTCAATGTAAATGTTGGATATAGAACTTCTTTTTCAAATTTAAAAAATAGAGAAATTTATTTCAATCCATCAGAATCTCTGGGGTTGGGAACTATTTCTGGAGTTGGAATAGGTACAACCATAATATTTTCAAATCCAGGTGCTGGAATAACAGAAATTTTCATACCAACAAAGACACTTTACATTGAAAATCATAATTTACAAACTGGAGACAATTTACTGTACAATTCTAATGGTGGAAGTACCATACAAACATTTACAACTGGAATTGGAACAACTTCAGTCATAAACAATACAATATTTTATGTTGCGAAAATAACTTCAGATTTAATAGGCATATCAACAATTAAAGTTGGTATCGGAACTACTGGAACAATTGTTGGAATTGCTTCAACTACACAAAACATAAGTACACTTTATTTTAGCGGTATTGGTACCGGTTTTTATCATAGTTTTAAAGTAAATTATCCAGAAATTTTAACTGGAAGGATTGATAAAAATTTAGTAACGGTTTCTACTGCAGAAACACATGGATTATCAAGTAATGACTTTGTTACTATTGAAGTAAATCCAAAAATATCGAAAACTTTTATAGTAAAATATAATGATTATAATAGAAGAATAACAATAGGATCAAAATCTTTTTTAGCTGCAGATGTCAATATTACCACCAATACTATAACTATTATAAGACATGATTTGTTAGAAGGACAAAAAATAATTCATACTGCAAATTCTCCTTCTGGTGGGTTAGAAAACAATAAGATTTATTATATTAATGTTGTAGATAAAGATAATATCAGACTTTCAAATACTTTTTATGATTCAACAAATTCAAAACCTTCATTTATCAATTTATCAAGTTCATCTGACGGAACACTGTCTCTAATCAATCCTCAACTCAATGCTTATAAAAATTCCACATTAATTTTTGATCTTTCAGATTCTTCATTATCTCACAATCAAGATACATCTTCTGTTTCATCTTTTGATTTTGACTTGTTTGTTTCTTCAAATTTCAATAAAAAATATGAAAAAATAGAAAATAATTCTCTTACAATCCAAAAAAAGGGAATTATTGGGGTTTCTACTAATGCTCAAGTATTGGTTAATATAAATGAAAAAACCCCGCAATTATTATATTATAAATTAAATCCAACAAATCTTTTGTCAATACCAGAAACTAAAAAAGAAATAGTAATAGACAATGAAGTGTTTGAAAATAATAGTATTTTTATTAAAAATAGTTTTTATAATGGAAATTATGAAATTTTAGTTTCTACTGGCAATACTTTTACATATAATTTAGAAAAATATCCAGAAGAAATATCATATACAAGTGAAAATTCTGAAATAAATTATATTACAGATTCTGTAAATGTATCTGGACCAATAAATTCTGTGGATATTATCAGTGGTGGTTATAATTTTGATGTTCTACCAGGAATATCTTCAATTATTACTAATAATGGTAGCGGTGCGATTTTAAATTTGCAAAGTTCTTCTATTGGTGCAATTAAAAGTACAAGAATAAAGAACATAGGATTTGATTATCCAACAGATTTTACTATGAGACCAACTTTTAGAATTCCAAAAATTTTAAAATTGGAACCATTATCTTCATTTGATAATGTTGGAATTACTTCTTCTGGTATTGGATATGTTGTTGCACCAAAACTAATAGTTATTGATGGAAAAACTAAAAATAGAATAAATGATGTAGATCTTAGATATAATGTATCTGATAATTCAGTATCTATATTAAAAAATACAAAAGGAATATTTGAGGTAATTCCTACAATTTTACCAATTCAAAATTGTAATGGGATTGGTATATCAAGCATATCTTATAATTCCACTACTAAGGATGTAACATTAACATTATCTGTTGGATTTACAACAGTTTCTGGATTTCCATTTTCAATAAATGAAAAAATTATTGTGGAAGGAATTTCTGTGAGTTCTGGTTCCACAGCAAAAGGATATAACTCAGAAAATTATAACTATGAACTTTTTACTGTTAAAAATATAAATCCCAATTATGGTGGATTAACAGCAAATATTGTTTATAATTTGAGTGGATTTTTATCTGAAGGTGAGGATCCAGGAATTTTTGATCCGGTTGAATCTTCTGGAATAGTGGTTCCAGAAAAATATTTTCCAATATTTAATTTAAAATTAAAGAAAAATATTTTTTATTTGGGAGAAGAAGTTACAACTCTTTCAAGTAATAGTTTGGGAAAAATATTTAGATTGGATCCAATAACAGAATATGTGATAATTGAAACAACAGACGATTTTGAAGAGGGACAAATTTTATTAGGAAAATCTTCCGATGCCCAAGCATTAATAAAAGAATCACAAGGATTTGAATTTGATTATAAACTAGATTCATTTTCAAAGGTTTATGGTGGATGGTCTTATGATGCAGGTTTAATAAATGAAACTTCACAAAGAATTCAAGATAGTTTTTATTATCAAAATTTTTCTTACTCACTTAAGTCAAAAGTAGATTATGATGATTGGAATGATGCTGTAAGTAATTTAAATCATACACCTGGATTTAAAAAGTTTTCTGATTATCAATTAGAATCAAATTCATTAAATACGAATTCATTAGTAGTTGGTTCAACTGATATTGATTTAAAATTAGATCTTGTTGGTGTTGTAGATTTAAATTGTGTTTATAACTTTGATTTGGTTTCTGAAAATGCATTAAATATAAATTCAAATATAGTATCTGACGAGATAATATTTAATAGTGTAATATTGAAAGATTACAACGAATCTATTGGAAATAGAGTATTATTATTTGATGATATAAGTAATCAATTCAATAGTAATCCAAGATCAACTCAATATGCAATTATACACAGAGTTGCTACTTCTTATGCAAGAACACAAAAATATATTATCTTTACTAGAGATGCAAGATATCCAGATGAAAAACAATTAACAGTGGCTACATTTTTAATTGATAATGACAATTTTACATATTTAAATCAATATGGAGTTGAGGGTCAAGATGATTTAGGTGATTTTGATGTTGCAATAGATGGTTCAGATGTAATATTACAATTTTATCCACATAAATTTAGTGTGAATGATTATGATATAACATCAATATCATATAATATAAAAGATTCTTTAACCTCTGTTGGAAGTTCTGATTTTGGGTGTGTAAGTATAGCAACTTCCAGTATTTTAGTTTCAACTGGATCTACCACTACAATAGTTGGAATTGCCACTACTTATATTTCTTCTAAAATTTTAGTAGAAATAGGAACTCCTAATGGGTTATTTCAATATGATGAATTAAATTTAATTCATAATGGTTCAGATGTTAAACTGTTGGAATTTGGTAAAATAAACAATATTTCTAATGAAGAATATGTTGGTTCTGGATTGGGAACATATAATGCATATATTTCAGGATCTCAAATTAATTTAGATTTTGCACCAAATCCTGGAATTGCGGCAACAGTTAATCTAATTAGAGTTTCTATTGGTGATACTTCATCTACTGGTATTGGAACATACCAAATGAGACATGTTCTTATTCGGGGAAGTTCCACATCAATAGCATCTTCAACTTCACCAACATCAAATATTATTGAAACATATGATCAAACATATGATGCAGCATATTTTATAGTTCAAGTTTCTGATATAACAAATAACAACCATCAAATGTCCGAAGTTTTGGTAATTGACAACGAAACTTATTCACAAACATATCAAACGGAATACGCTATCGTAGAAACTGCTTCTGGACTAGGAACTGTAGGATCTGCACATTCAACTTTCACAAATCTAACATTTACACCCAATCCAAATATAGATGTAGTAGTTAAAGTTTATATGAATGCATTTAAATATGACGAAACTTTGCTGCCAGATCAAATCAATTTTAATAATGCAATTGTTGAAACAGATTTTTCTGAATATTTTGGAACAGAAACTGAAATTAAAAGAGAATTTGGATTGACATATGAAACTTATCCAGTATTTGTAAGAGACTTTTTAGGAAATAATAGTTCTATAGTAGATATCACTAAAAATACTATCAAACTACCAAATCATTTCTTTGTTACTGGAGAAAAACTCACGTATACTTATGCTGGAGTTGGTTCAACACAAGCTATTGGTATTGCTACTACCTCTGTCACTGGAGTTGGAATTACTGATAAACTTCCATCAACAGTTTATGTGGTGAAGAATGATGACAAAACGATAAGATTGTCCGAAAGTGCAATTAATGCTCTTAAACCAAATCCCATTACTTTTGATATTACTCACGTTGGAATAGGAACCTCACACACATTAATAGCACACAATCAAAACAATAAAGTATTAATAACTTTAGATAATAATATACAATCGCCTATTGTATCAACTTCACAAACAACAACACTTGCCAAAGAAGCTAATTCTATTGATGATATAATTTATTTTACAGGAATAACTTCTTTCTTTGGTGGCGATTTAATTAAAATTGGAAATGAAATTATTAGAATTGATGGTGTTGGAATAGGAAGCACTAATGCAATAAGAGTAAAAAGATCTTGGTTGGGAACAAATTATGCTGGATACTCTACTGGATCTTTGGTAACTAAAGTTACCGGAAATTATAATATAATTGGAAATACTTTAAATTTTGTGTCCGCTCCTTATGGCAATATTCCACTATCAACATCAACAAATAGTCCAGATGAAAGAGACTGGTTAGGAATTTCTACCAATTCCAAATTCCATGGAAGAATGTTCATGAGATCTGGTGAACCAAACAACTCAAATGAAACTTATTACAGAAATTATATATTTGATGATATATCAGATTCTTTTACTGGAATAACTTCTACCTTTACATTAAAATCATCTGGATCAGATATATCTGGAATATCCACAAATAATGCAATTATATTAATAAATGAAATATTCCAAGCACCTTTAGTAATAAATGGAATATCAGATGACTATATTTTGTCAGAGTCTCTAGGGAAAACGAATATTTCCTTTGTAGGTTCTGCACAAACAATTGGAAATGATATAGGAATTTCTTCCTTTCCTAGAGGTGGAATGATAGTTTCTGTTGGTTCAACATCTGGGTTTGGATATCAACCCCTAATATCTGCTGGTGGTACTTCTATTATTTCCGTTGCAGGAACTGTTCAATCAATTAGTATTGGAAATACAGGATCTGGATATAGAACTTCACCATCATATGAAATAGTTACTGATACTTCATATCCAGTAGGAATAGGATCAACAACAATTTACTTGGAAAATAGTAATAGTGTTTTTAGTATTTTAAGTTTACTTAACACAGGATCCAATTGCAGTATTGGTGTCGGGACATTTATTGGAATTGGTGGTGTTATTACTTCTATTGGGTCTACTTTCATTCGAATAGGAACTGCATCAACAAGTCAATATGCTATTCCATCTGGAACACAAGCAGTTGTTAAGATATCCAATCCACAAATTGGAATTGTTAATATTGGGGTAGCTAATAGTTCTACTGGTATTGCCACAATTACACACGTTGGATATTCAACAATTATTTCTGGAAGAATATCTACGTCAGTCACAATAACAAATCCAGGATCTGGATATACAACAAAAAATTCTCCTTTTGTTATTATTGACGATCCAAATTCATATTCTAATATTCCACTTATCTATAGTTCACCATCTTCTGGATTTGGAACTGGGGCAAAAATTGATATTGTAGTTGGACAAGGATCAAGTATTATAGATTTTGAAATTCAATCTACTGGTTATGGATATGGACAGGGACAAATTTTAACGTTACCAATTGGTGGATTATCTGGAATTCCAACAACATCTAGTTATATTCCTTTCAAAATAACCATAGAAAAAACAATTAATGATAAGTTTTCTGGATGGAGTCTTGGAGAATTGCAAGTTCTTGACAATTTTGATTCTTTATTCAATGGTAAAAGAAGAGTTTTTTCTTTAAAATTAGCAGGAGAGGCAATTTCTATTCTTTCTGGACCAGGATCCAATATTAAAGTGGAGTATACCTTATTGGTTTTTATTAATAATATTTTACAGGTTCCTGGAGAGGGATATTCATTTAAAGGTGGTGCTAATATTATATTCACAGAGGCCCCAAAGGAGGGAGACACATCAAATATTATTTTTTATAGAGGATCTGGTGATATTGATGTACTTAAAAGAGAAGTTTTAAGTACAGTAAAGGCTGGAGACAATTTAACAATCGAATATTCAGCATCTCTTGGGCAATCACCAATTATTCAAGAAGAAGAGAGAATTGTCATCGATGTTCCTAATGTAAACGTAGTTTCCACAAATTCATATTATGGTCCAGGAAATGTTGATAATCCAGATCTTTTAAGACCAGTTAATTGGTGTAGGCAAGTAGAAGATGTCTTTATAAATTCAAAAATAGTTGGAAAGAGTAGAGATATTTACGAAGCTTCAATAAACCCTTCAGCATATTTAATTAAATCTGTTGGTGCTGGAGATACAGAAGTTTATGTTGATAATATTCGTCCATTTTTCAATCCAATAAATGAACTTAATCCTAGTGGATTAAGTCCTGCATTAGATCATCTTTCTTTTCAAAAAAATATATTTATAATTTCACAGGATTCTAAAGTTTCTGCCTCTGCAACTGCCATTGTTTCTTCTGCAGGTACAATATCATCAATTATTATCAATGATGGTGGAGTTGGATATACAACCACGCCAACAGTTAGCATCGCAGAAATATCTGGAGTTGGGATTGGAACAACATTTACTGCTCAATCATTAGCAATTGTTTCTAATAGTAGTGTAATATCAATTGCTATTACAAATCCTGGATTTGGATATACTTCATCAAATCCACCCATAGTTTTAATAGAATCTCCAAAAATTGTTTTTGAGCATAATAAAATATTATCTTACGAAGGAGATTTTGGAATAGTTAGTGGAATATCATCCATATCTGTAGGTATTGCTTCAACTGGAATAGTTTTTGATTTATTAATTTCAAAAGATTCTTTTTTAAGAGGATCTAATATAGCAGGTATAACATCAGTATCTGGTATAACAACTGTAAGTGGAATTCAAACCGGATATTATTTTATTGTTTACAATTCAAATGTTGGTAATGGAGTGACTTCTTTAGACTCTAATGGTTCAGTAGTTGGTATTGGAACTTCTTATTTGGATAATGTATATGAAGTTTCTTCAGTTTCAATTGCACAAACACACGCTGTTGGATTTGGGTTGACATATGTAGCTAAAGTAGTTGTAAGTCTTTCTAACTATAATTCATTATCTGGTTTCGGTTTTAGTAGTTTTTATGGAGAGTATAGTTGGGGAAGATTATTATTTGATAATAGATCTGAATCCAACACATCTAAAGAATACAATGCATACACAAAAAATGGAGTTACTGGAATAAAAACAGGATCTATATTAAATAGAAAAAATCCTCTCAAATATTCAAACTATATCATTTAACCATAAATAAGTAAAAAACTATCATAAAATGGCAGCAATTATAACTGATCAAATTCGAATTTTGAATGCAAAGAATTTTGTTGCGGGTGTAACAACGTCCACAAATTCATATTATTCTTTTGTTGGATTAACCAACCCAACAAATATACAATCTGACTGGGACGTAAACCCACCAAGTCCTTCTGACAATTTTGATGAGGAAAATAATTATTGGGACACAATGATTGCATTAAAAAAAATAGATAAAAGTGATGTTGCATTAGTTGTTCGCAAACTTTTTTGGGTATCTGGGACAACTTATGATATGTATCGTCACGACTATAGTATTTCAAAACCAGCAAGATCTGGATCTACAAACCTATATTCTTCTAGGTATTTTGTGGTTAATAGTGATTATCGAGTTTATATATGCTTACAAAACGGTACAACTCCAGAAACTCCAACGGGACAACCTTCACTGGATGAACCAGTATTTACAGATTTAGAACCAAAATCTGCAGGAACTAGTGGAGATGGTTATATTTGGAAATACTTATATACTATAAAACCCTCTGAAATATCAAAGTTTGAATCTATAGATTTCATTTCAGTACCATTAAATTGGGAAACTTCTGCTGACAATGCTGCAATAAGAGATAATGCTGTTGATGGATCAATTAAAATAGTTACTATTATAGATAGAGGAGTTGGAGTCGGGGTGGCTAACGGAACCTATACAAGAGTTCCAATTAAAGGTGATGGTGTTGGAGCAGAGTGTACTGTATCTATTGATGCTGATCAAAAAGTTGAATCCATTACAGTATCAAATCAAGGATCTGGATATACTTATGGGAATGTTGATTTGGTAGCAGGAAATGTTCCTTTAGGATCTACTGTTCCAGTTTTTAATGTAATTATCCCTCCTGATGGAGGTCATGGTGCAAATATTTACAGAGAACTTGGTGCAAAAAATGTTCTTCTATATTCAAGAATTGAAAATGATGTAGAAAATCCAGATTTTATTACTGGAAATCAGATTTCTAGAATTGGTATAGTAGAAAATCCAAAGGCATATGAGTCTATACAAAATTTAAGTTTAAGTAAAGCAAGTGCCGTTTATGCAATCAAATTGGATGGTAATTCAGCAACATCATCTACTTTTGAGATAAATACCACTATTACTCAAACGATAGGATTGGGAATAACCGCATCTGGTAAAGTAATAAGTTATGATCAAACCACTGCAGTTTTAAAATATTGGCAAGATAGGACTCTTGCTGGATTTACAACAACTCCAGGAGCAGGAATAGGAATAACAAATCCTATCTATGGATATGAGTTAAACAAATTTTTAAGTTCTCCTTTAAGTGGTGGAAGTTTAACAATCAATGGCGGATCAGTTCCACTTGGTATCGACACCTCATTTACGGGTATATCTACTGTAATAAATAATAGAACATACTATCTTGGACAATCATTTACTGATGGTTTATCCAATCCAGAGGTTAAAAAGCACACTGGAAACATAATTTATGTTGATAATCGCCCATCCATTACAAGGTCAACCAATCAAAAGGAAGACATCAAAGTAATATTGCAATTTTAAAAAAAAATGTCACAGGTTACCAATCTCAACGTTTCTCCATACTTCGATGACTTTAATTCGCCAGAGGTGGGAGCAAAAGATAAAGATTATTATCAGGTTCTTTTTAAACCTGGATACCCTGTTCAGGCAAGAGAGTTAACTACTTTACAATCAATATTGCAAAATCAAATAGAGAAATTTGGGCAACATTTTTTTAAAGAAGGTGCAAAAGTTATTCCGGGAAATACAGGATATAATCTTTTTTATTATTCCGTTCAACTTCAAAATACATATGTTGGAGTTCCAATAGACACTTATGTCAATTCTTTAATTGGAAAAAAAATTACAGGATTAACCTCAGGAGTTTCGGCTATAGTTGATAGAATTTTATTATCAAAAGACTCTGAGAGGGGTAACACGACTCTTTATATTCAATATTTAAATTCAAGTCCAGATAATAATACCTTAGAAATTTTTTCTGATGGTGAATTATTAATTTGTTCTGAAAACATTAACACAGAGAATCTGGGTACAACAATAATTGCAGCAGGACAACCTTTTGCATCTACTATACAAACAAATGCAACTGCCACTGGATCCTCATTTTCAATAAATAGCGGTGTTTATTTTATTCGTGGGAGATTTATAAATGTAGACTCTGAAGTTTTATTGTTGGATCAATATTCAAATAAACCAAGTTATAGAATTGGATTAATAATCACAGAAAAAATTATAAATTCTGATATAGATGAAAGTTTAAATGATAATTCTAGAGGATTTAATAATTATTCTGCCCCAGGTTCTGATAGATTAAAAATAACACTTAAATTAGGAAAAAAATCATTAGACAATTTTGATGACAATGACTTTGTAGAGCTCGCCACAACTCAAGATGGAACTTTAAGATCTAAAAAAACCAATACCGATTATAATTTAATAGCAGATGAATTTGCAAGAAGAACTTTTGCAGAGTCTGGTGATTATACAATAAAACCCTTTGATGTTTCAATTAAAGAATCTCTCAATGATGGTGAGGGAAATGGTGGAATATTTTCTGCAGATCGATTAACGTATGGTGGTTCAGTTCCAAACAAAGATTTGGCATTATATCAAATATCTCCAGGAAAAGCATTTGTTCGTGGATATGAAGTAGAAACTATCAGTTCAAACTTCTTGGACGTACCAAAACCAAGAACAACCACATCTTTAGACAACCAAGCAATAAGTTTTAATACTGGTTCTACTTTCACATTAAATAGAGTATATGGAGCTCCATTAACTGGTATCGGAAATACTTATGTTTTAAGTTTAAGAGATGAAAGAGTTGGAACTTTAAGTACAATCGCATCAGGTAAAGAAATTGGTGTTGCCAGAGTTTATGATTTTTATTTGGAATCTGGTTCATATGATGTGCTTAATTCTAACTTAAATCGGTGGAATATTTCATTATATGACATACAAACAGTATCTGAAATAACATTAAATCAACCAATTACTTTAAGTGTTCCTACATTTATTAAAGGCAAGAGAAGTGGGGCTACTGCATTTCTTAAAGATGCAATAAGTAATCAATCAACTTTTTCAATTTATCAAAAAAACGGAAACTTTGTTACTAATGAGTCTTTTATAATAAATGGAATTGAAAACACAAGAGTTTCAATAGCAATAACTTCTTATGGAATTTCTGATGTAAAATCAGTTTATGGAATAGTTGGATCTGCAAAAACTTTCACATCTGATATTTTACAAACAAATTTACTTAGTGTTGGATCTGCAAATATTTCACCAATTGATTCTGGAATTAGCACAGTTACAACTACAAATGTTAATTTTCCCAATAATGATTTAAAGATAAATTCTTTAGTTCAATATAGTGATCCTAACCACTTAGATCCGATATTTGCAAAAATAATTGGAATTAGTACAAGTAGTGTAACTATTGTTGGTGTAGCAACAGTTACTGGTATATGTACAGGAAAATTACCAACGAACAATCTTTCTGTATCTGATTTTCAAGTACTAACAACCAAATTAAATTTTTCATATGATAATACTTTTTTTACTCGCCTATCGAAGTCAAATATATCAAATGTAGATTTAAAAAATTCTTCACTAACTATTAGAAAAACTTATAATGTAGATATTGTTGGAAACCAACTATCTTTAACAGTATCTGCAGGAAATAATGAAACTTTTTTACCATTTGATGAAGAAAGATATACATTAGTGAGATCAAATGGTTCTTATGAAATTTTAACTTCGGATAAATTTGAGTTTACTTTAGGATCACAATCTTTGATGATTTATGGATTGGGATCTGATGATGTTGGGGCTACTCTTCATACAACATTAAGAAAAATTTCACCAACAAATAAAATTAAAAATAAAAAAAGAATTAATACTATAATTGTAGATAAGTCATCAAAATCGTCATCTGGAATTGGATCTACAACTTTAAATGATGGGTTGACTTATGGCAATTACCCATATGGAACTAGAATTCAAGATGAACAAATTTCACTAAATGTTCCAGACGTAATTAGAATTTTTGGTATTTTTGAATCTATTGATAATAATGATCCATCTGCTCCAAAAATGACTTTAAATTCTATTAATAGTCCAACATCAAAAACTTCTGATTTAGTTGTGGGAGAAAAAATTATAGGAAGAACTTCTGGTGCAATAGGGTTAATTGCTGAAAGGTTGAATGATTCTCAAATATCATTTATTGCAATTTCAAGTTCAAACTTTTTAGAAGGAGAAGTAATTAAATGTCAAGAATCTAATGTAGAAGCAATTATCACCTCATTGTCCAGCACAAGTTTGGACATTTCACCTAAATTTACATTTTCATCTGGACAAAACGGTTATTTTTATGATGTTGGAATTTTATCAAGAAAATCAAAGGAATCTGCTCCATTAAGAAAAATTAAAGTTTATTTTCTCAATGGTTATTATGATTCTTCTGATAATGGAGATATCACAACTACAAATTCTTATGATAGTTTTGATTATGCTACAGAGATACAAAGAGTAAATGGGATAAGAAATACTGATATTGTTGATATAAGACCTGTAGTTTCAAATTATAGTGTTTTCGAAAATTCTAGATCTCCATTTGAATTTTATGGTAGAACATTTAATGCCTCTGGAAATTCAGCAACAAATATTTTAGCATCAGATGAATCTATATCAATATCATTTTCACATTATCTTGGTAGACATGATAGAATTTTCTTGTCATCAGATGGAAAACTTCAAGTTTCGTATGGTGTACCATCAGAAAAATTTGAACCACCAATTTCAATAGAGGGCGCTTTAGAAATTGCTTCGATAAAACTCCCACCTTACCTTTATAATGTAAAAGATGCCTCAATTAAATTTTTGGAGCATAAGGGTTATACGATGTCTGATATTAGAAGACTTGAAACACGAATCAAAAATTTAGAATATTATACATCATTATCATTGTTGGAAACAAATACTGCAAATCTTTTTATTGCAGATTCAAATGGTTTAAATAGATTTAAGTCAGGATTTTTTGTAGATAATTTTAAAACACTGTTGTCTCAAGAAGAATCGGTATCAATCAAGAACAGCATTGACGTTAAAAATAGTGAGATAAGACCTAGACATTATACAACATCTTTAGATTTAATTGTAGGACCTGTTGAAAATATAAATCCAAATAGAGATTTGGCATTTGTTCAACCAGAAGGAATCAATATTAAAAAAACAGGAGATATTATTACTCTTGATTATACTGAGGTTGAATGGTTAAAACAAACTTTTGCAACTAGAACAGAAAGTATTACACCATATATTATTAGTTTTTGGCAGGCAACATTAGAACTAACACCGCCATCAGACACTTGGGTAGATACAGTTCGTTTAGAACCGAGAATTATCAATCAAGAGGGTAATTATGCAGAAACTGTTGCAAATGCTGTTATAAATCTTGGATTTAATCCAAACACCGGATTTGCTCCTGTTGCCTGGAATGCCTGGGAAACAAATTGGATTGGTCAAGAAATAGTTACTAATGTTACAGAGAAACAAGAAGTATCAAATCGTGTACGTACTGGTAGTAGTGGAACTTGGCACGATGGTGCTGGGTGGACGTGGAGAAGAGATACTTTTCAAACTACAGTAACTACTACTGAGGAAACAAGACAAGAAACTATAACCACTGGAGAAGAATCGAGAACTGGTTCTCAGACATTCATTTCTGAACAATTTGATGTTACTGCTCAGGGGGAAAAACTTTTAAGTAGAGATTTGGTTGCTTTTATGAGATCTAGAAATGTTCAAATTGTATCTAAAAGATTAAAACCACTTACGAGATTGTATGCATTTTTTGATAATATTGAAGTTACTCAATATTGTATTCCAAAACTTTTAAACATAAGTATGAAGTCTGGTACTTTTGTGGTTGGAGAAACAGTTATAGGAACATTAGATACTTCTGGAATAAACAGAAGTATCCCAGGAACAACACCAAGAATTGTTTTTAGATTGGCATCATCAAAACACAAAGAAGGTCCATATAATTCCCCAACTTCACAATTTACACAAAATCCATATACATCAAGAGTTATACCCCCATCATATTCATCAACTTCCGAAATACTTAATATAGATACATTTTCACTATCAGATAAAGTTCAAGGAGAATATGGTGGTTGGGTATCTCCTGGAATGATATTTGTTGGACAAACCAGCGGTGCAGTTGCAACATTAAATGATGTTAAATTGATATCAACTATTTCCTCAGATTGGATGGGAAGTTTTTTCATACCGAATCCAAATGTTTCAACAAATCCAAGATTTGAAACTGGAACTAAGATGTTTACATTAATTAATAGTGAAACAAATAATCAAGATAAGGCAACAACAATAGGAGAAGAATCATATTCTTCTAGTGGTATTTTAGAAACTTTTCAGGAAGATATTATATCTGTTAGGAATGCTAGAATTGAAAATAAACAACGATTTGAAGAAAGAGCAATATTTAGTACAACAGGACCTCAACTGATAAATTCAATAATTACTGGACAAACAACTAGATCTGAAAGTCAAGATGTGTTTGTCGATCCTTTGGCACAATCATTCTTGGTTGAAGAATCTAATGGAATTTTTATTACAAGTTGTGAGGTTTATTTTCAATCTAAAGATGACTTAGGAATTCCATGTATATTTCAGATAAGAACTATGCAAACTGGAGTTCCAACTCAAAAAGTACTACCATTCTCAGAAATAGTTCTTAGTCCAGATGAAATCAATGTGTCTGATGATGGATCTATTCCAACCAAATTCACCTTTAAATCTCCAGTATATTTGGAAGGGGGTGGAACATCATATGCAATGTGTTTACTATCCATTTCTACTAAATATCAAGTTTATATCTCTAGAGTTGGTGAGGAGGATATTCAAACCCAAACGTTTATATCAAATCAACCATATCTTGGTTCACTTTTTAAATCTCAAAATGGATCAACATGGGATGCAAGTCAATGGGAAGATTTAAAATTTAATTTGTATAGGGCTGAATTTGCGACAAAAGGTAACGTTCAATTTTATAATCCCGTTCTTTCTGAAGGAAATAGTCAGGTTGCAACTCTTTTACCAGATTCTTTAAGTTTTCAATCTAGAGAAATTAGAATAGGGTTGTCAACTTCAATTACAGATTCTGAATTGAAATTGGGAAATACAATTGTACAGCAGGGTACAAATGCAACCGGGAATTATGTTGGTAGTGCTGGATCCGCTACAGGTTCTCTTACAATAACTAACTCTGGTATTGGATATACTCCTTCTTCCGGAGGGAAAACTTTTAATGGTATAAATTTAGTTACGATTAGTGGTAGCGGAAGAAATGCAACAGCAAATATAACAATAAGTAACGGAGTTTCTGTAGCTGCCACAATTGGTAATGGTGGATTTGGTTATAGAATTGGCGATGTTTTGGGAATAGGAATAATAGGAAACATTCCTATTGGAAGAAATGCTAGATTATCTGTAGTTTCTATAGGAAACACTAATGAATTAATTTTAAGTGATGTTCAGGGAGAATTTATTGTTTCTGGAGTTGGAAACACAGTTAGATACAATAATAATTCTGGAGATAATGTTGGATTAAATTCAATGTCTGGAGGAAATGTTCAGATTAGCAATATTCAAGTGGTAAATGACGGTCTTCATATTTTGGTGAATCATGTAAATCATGGAATGCATTTTGCAGACAATTATGTTACTTTATCAAATATTCAGTCTGATGTTTTACCAACCAAACTTTCTTTAGCATACACTTCAGATTCAACTTCAGCACTTTCTGTTGAAAATGCATCTTCCTTTTCAACTTTTGAAAATGTTGGAGTCGGAACAACAAACCCAGGTTATCTACTTATTGGAGATGAAATTATATCGTATACTCAAGTTTCTGGAAATAATATTGGTGGAACTATTACCAGGGTTTTTTCACCAACATCTAGTGTTCCTGGAGAAGTTAGTGTAAACCTATTTAAAAGAGATTATCCAGCAGGAACATTGGTTTACAAATATGAATTATGTGGTGTTTCTTTAAGGAGAATTAATAAAACACATAATTTACAAGATTCTACAATTTCAGATTCAATATCTTTTGATTCCTATAATATAAAGTTAGATACTTCATTAAATGGTATTGATAGAAGTAATGATGCTGGGTATCCAAAACTTTATACAAATAAAACAAGATTTGCTGGTGGAAATAACATTAAGGCAACACAAAACATTCCATTTGAAATAATTTCTCCTATGATTCAAAACACTACTGTTTCTGGAACTAAACTTGATGGAAAAATTAGAACTATCACTGGACAAAGTATTAGTGGATCTGAAGTGCCATATCAAAATAATGGTTTTGAAAACATTTCAATAAACAAATCAAATTATTTAACCAGTACAAGACTAATATGTTCTAATGTGAATGAAACAAATAATTTTACCGGATTAAATATACCAGGAAATAAATCATTTAATCTTCAATTAGATTTGGAAACAGTTGACACTAAAGTTTCTCCAGTTATTGACAGTCAAAGAATTAGTGCAATATTTGTTTCCAATAGAGTTAATAGTGTTATTACAGATTATGCTGAAGATAGTAGAGTAAACGATTCATTAACAGATCCCACATCTTTTCAATATATATCAAAAGAAATATCAGTAGAAAATCCTGCAACGTCTTTGAAAGTTATATTATCTGCGTATATTAATGAATACTCGGATATAAGAGTATTTTATGCAATAGGAGACAAAGGAGGATTTAAACCTATATTTGTACCCTTTCCAGGATATTCTAATTTGGATTATAGAGGTAGAATTATTGATTCAACAAATAATGATGGAACTTCAGATTCTTTAGTACCAAAATCACAGTCTCTTCAATTTGAATCATCTTCACTTGATTTTAAGGAATATACATTTACTGCGGATGAATTACCACCATTTAGATTATATAGAATTAAATTTTTAGCAACTTCAACAAATCAAACTTATCCACCAAGAATAAAAGAATTTAGAACAATTTCTTTAGCATAATAAAATGAAAGAATATTTTAAAGTCACTGGATATGATAACTTTATTAGAGATCCAAAAACAAATTCAATTATTAATACAAATATGTCAAATTACAAGGAATATCTTATTATGAAAGATATAAAATCAAAAGAAGATCAAAAAGTAAATTTAATTGAAGATGAAGTTATCAATATTAAAAATGATATTAGTGAAATTAAGACTTTATTGAAGCAACTTTTAAAGCAATAATCTTTAGCATATCCTAAATATTTCAAAAGAAGCAAATACATGGCACAACCAACTACTCGACAAGAATTGATAAATTACTGTAAAAGGAAGTTGGGTGCCCCAGTACTTGAAATTAATGTTGCAGACGAACAAATTGATGATTTAGTGGATGACGCAATACAACTATTTCAAGAACGTCATTTTGATGGAGTTTATCCAACTTTTTACAAATATAAAATAACTCAAAATGATAAAGATCGTGGAAGGGCTGGTGGAGGCACCTCTGTTGTCGGTCTTGTAACTACTTCAGCAACAACAAATATCGTTGGTACCGCAACCACTTTTACTTATACTGAAAATAGTAATTATCTACAAGTACCACCAAATATAATTGGGGTAAATAAAATATTTCAATTTGATGGTACCAACACTATTACCAATAATATGTTTAGTATTAAATACCAACTATTTTTAAATGATGTTTATCATTTAGGTGCCGTTGAAATTTTAAGTTATGCAATGGTTAAAACATATTTGGAAGATTTGGGGTTTTTATTAAATACTCAAAAACAAATAAGATTTAATAAAAGACAAGATAGATTATATTTGGATATTGATTGGGCTAGTATTGCTGTAGGTACTTATATTATTATCGATTGTTATTCAACTTTAGATCCAAATGACTATGCAAGAATTTATAATGATTCATTTTTAAAACCATATTTAACTTCTCTAATCAAACGCCAATGGGGTCAAAATTTAATTAAATTTCAAGGAGTAAAACTTCCAGGAGGAATAGAATTAAATGGCAGACAAATATATGATGATGCTCAAAAAGAAATTGATGCTTTGATGGAAAAAATGTCAAATACTTATGAACTTCCTCCTTTTGATATGATCGGATAATGTTAAATCCATTTTTTCTTCAGGGATCTAATAGTGAGCAAAATCTTATTCAAGATTTAATCAACGAACAGTTGAGAATGTATGGTGTTGAAGTTCACTATCTACCTCGAAAATATATAACAGAAAAAACTGTTATAAGAGAAGTAATTGAATCGGAGTTTACTGATGCATATCCACTAGAAGCATACGTTGAAAATTATGAAGGATATTCTGACAATACCACATTGCTAACAAAATTTGGAATTCAATCATCTCAAGAAATAAATTTTATAATATCTCAAGAAAGATTTGAAACTTATATCGCACCACTAATTCAAAATAAACCAAACATTAAATTATCAAAAAGGCCAAAAGAAGGTGATCTAATTTATTTTCCTTTGGGAAATAGACTATTTGAAATAAAATTTGTAGAGCATGAAAAACCTTTTTATCAACTTCAAAAAAATTATGTGTATGTATTAAAATGCGAATTGTTTAGATATGAAGATGAAGTTATTGATACTGATATTGATGAAATAGATGAGATTTTAATTGGTGAAACAGATAATCTTAATGATACTAATAATCCAATTTTAGGAAATACACAAACCCTCACTTTAGTTGGAGTTGGTGTAACGGCAACTGCTGTTGTTGGTATAGTAACTTTTGGTGGAATTAGATTTATTACTGTTTCAAATAGGGGTGGTGGTTACACATCAATTCCAATTGTTGGAATATCATCGGCCCCATCCGGTGGAGTAACTGGAATTGCTACTGCTACAATGATAGGTGGTATAGTAGTTTGTAATGAAAATGTAAATTCAAATGCACAATCTGTACAAGGCGTACAGATTATAAATCCTGGTTTTGGATATACTGTTGTGCCTGGAGTTAAATTTATAGGTGGTGGTGGATCTGGGGCAGCTGCCACTGCCACAATTGGTAATAATATTGTCGGTATTGTAACCTTAACAAATAGTGGTTCTGGATATTCATCATCACCAACAATAACATTTACAAATCAAATATTTAAAACAGGTGTTACTACTGTTTCGGCGGCTGCAACTGCAATAGTGAGTGCGGCTGGAACTATTACTGCAATTCAAATTATAAATGCAGGTTTAGGATATAGTATTGCCCCATCTATATTAATCAGCCCACCATCAATGTCCTCATCTGGAACATTCTTATTTAATGAAACAATTACAGGTTCATTAAGTGCAACTACCGCAAAAGTAAGAACTTGGAGTTCTATAACAAATATTTTAGAAGTTTCTAATGTTTCTGGAGAATTTATAGTTGGTGAAAATATTGTTGGAACAGCATCAAGTGCGTCTTATCAATTAAGAATTGTTGATTTAAATGCAAATAGTGATGGTTTTACAGATAATTCTTCGATTGAGACAGAGGCAGATTTAATTGTTGATTTTAGTGAAAGCAATCCATTTGGCAATCCATAAATATTGCTTACAACAATTGAAATGTTTAAATAGTATTATAATAGGTACCTATCAATGTTTGAGTATTTTTACAACGAGATTTTAAGAAAAACAATCATATCTTTTGGGACGCTTTTTAATAATATTTCAATTAAACACACAAACTCTTCAGATGATGTTGTCAGTGTCATAAAAGTTCCTTTTGCGTATGGGCCCACGCAAAAATTTCTTGCAAGATTGAATCAGTCTCCCGATTTAAATAAATCTACTGCAATTACTTTACCCAGAATGTCTTTTGAATTTACTGGTTTGACTTATGATCAATCTAGAAAATTAACTACGACTCAAACATTTATTGCAAAAGATCCAGATACTGGTATTGAAACAAAAAAAATGTATATGCCAGTTCCATATAATATGCAATTTGAACTGTCAATTATGTCAAAATTAAATGATGATGCTTTACAGATTGTTGAGCAAATTTTACCTTATTTTCAACCGGCTTATAACCTAACAGTTTCTTTGGTAGATTCAATTCAAGAAAAAAGAGATATTCCTATTGTTTTAGAAAATGTGACTATGCAAGATGATTATGAGGGAGATTTTTCTACAAGAAGAGTTCTTCTTTATACTTTAAGATTTACCGCAAAAACTTATCTGTTTGGACCTGTTTCTAGTGTAAGTAAAGATATTATTAAAACATCAAAAATTAATTATCTTTCTGGTACTGATACTAACAACACAACAAGAGATGTTATATACACTGCAACACCAAGAGCAATAAAAAATTATACTGGTAATGTTCTTACAAC